ACGTGGTTGGGGGGGACGTATGTAATCATACGTCCACCCCTCAGGAGATGCAAGCCGTCAGAAGCGGGGAATCGCTCCAGCCAGTGAGATACCGCTCACAGCGCGCCGGATCGTCCCCCTCGGAACGAACAGCGACGCCTGTCCGGCGTCCCGCAGCCCGAGCAGTCCCATGCTCAGCGCGTCCACCTGGTCGTCGTGGCGGCCCGAGGGAAACGCGCGCATCTCGGAGATGAGCTCGTTCACCCAGCCGTTGCCCGGGTCCGATGGGTGCGGAAGGTAGACGTTGCCGGACTCGATCTCCGGCGTCACGGCGCGGGCCCGGACCTCCTTGGACGAGCGGGGCTTGATCGGCTTGATGCCTGCGACCTTCTTGCGCAGCACGTCGATGGCCGCCGTACCGTTGGCGGCGTCCTCGACGAGGCGCTGGTGGACAAAGGAGCCTCCAGGGGACGCCTTGTCGTCCAGGTCGCCGGCGTTGCACCAGCGCAGCATCTTCTCCAAGGTCTGGGTGAAGGACCACTGACCGCGCTGCTGCGCGATCAGGAACCGGTCAGGACCCTGCCGGCACCAGCGCTGGCCGACGGCGTAGTCCGACGTCGAAGAGCCCTTGAAGGTCAGGTCCCACGAGTCGAGCCACTGGCCGCGCTCCAGACGCTCACGCGGGAGCAGGACCACCGAGTCGTCGCCGTCCTTTACCTTGGAGGGGTCCGTCGTCCAGAACCTCAGCCAGCCCAGGTTGAAGATTGAGCCGTCGGCCGGCGTCGGGTGCTGCTGGTACAGGGCCTCCCACATGTACGAGCCCACGGAGCGCTTGAGCGAGTCCCAGCGCTCCAGCGCCTCATCACGAGTCTCCTCCACGAGGGGGCTGTAGAGCGGGTCACCGGGCTCACGGCCGAGGGGATCGTCCTCCTCGGCGATGGCTGGGAAGATGACGTTCTCCCACTTACCGGCGTCGGGGTTCTTGGCCGGGTTCAGGAGGCGCCCGATGAAGTCGTCCTCGTGCCAACGGGTAGCAATGGCGATGCAGAGGAACGGGGGCTCAAGGCGGGTGACGGCGTTCGCCTGCCACCAGTCCCAGATCGCCTCACGCTTCGACTCGCTGTGGGCGTCAGCGAAGTCCTTCACGACATCGTCCATGAGCATGACCTTGAAGCCGAGACCGGTGATCGACTGCCCCGGGGCTGAGCGGGATACGATGCCGCCCCCGCGGGTCGTCTGCCACTCGCTCACGGCGCCGGCGTCGGACGCGATCTTAATGCCCCACTTCTCGCCGTCCTCCTCGACGAAGCGGCGGACCTGACGTCCCCAGGCCGTAGCGAGCTGGGGAGAGTGCGAGATCAGACCGATCTTCCAGTCCGGGTGCTGACGCAGGAGCCAGATCGGGAGGTTGATCGAGGTCAGCGTGCTCTTGCCCATGCGCGGCGGCATGGAGATCGTCATGTACCGGTTCTCGCCGTTCTCGACGGCACGCACGGCCTCGGCCAGGCGGTCCGAGAGGTACTGGATGTGAGGCCGACCGGCGTATGCCTCGTCTAGCTGCTGAGCGCTCTCCAGAGGGTCGGCCGCCTGCCGGTAGGTCGGGTCGTGCGGGTACGGCGCCTCAGCGTGGGGGCGGCCATCGCACGAGGGGCGGTCGCACTTCGGCTGGTGCTCCAGCCATGCCTGACGCTTGATGAGCGCCTCCAGCTCCTCCTCCAGCTGGGCCGGGGTCATCTCCCACGGCTCCATCTGCCTCTTCACGCGTGGCATAGGCGTCTCCTATCGCTGAGGTGGTATCTCATATGGATACAGAATACCGCCACCCCTCATCCCAAAGGGTGGCGGTATCTCTGCCCCAGTGTCCCGGGCCAACTCTACTGCTCGGAGTTGATCACCTCAACTTCAGCAGGGCCTACGTCGATGAGGCCCTGCTCGCGTTTCCGTCTCTCGACCTCCGCGACCAGCTGTTCGATCCTCGACGTCGTGGCCGAGGCCGTCATCTCGGCCAGGTTGGAGGAGACCTCGATCTGCACCTTGGCCGAGTCGGCCCCGGCGCCTGCAGCCTCCCGCTCGATGCGCGCCGCGACGTCCATCATCTGAACAATGCCATTGGCGCTCATGCGGGAGATCCGGTCCTCAGTGAGACTATCGAGCCACATCTCGGCCTTCTCCAGGGCCTTGCGGCCCAGCGCCCGGTGACGGTCGCCCATGGCGATCCGGTAGCGGACGAGCTCGTTCGCCTCGTTCTCGGCCATGTGCTTGTCCCATGCCTCGACACGCTCCCGCCACGACCACCGGGCCGAGTAGTGGTTCCCGTTGGGGGCGTCCCGCACCCGCCGGCGCTCCATGTCCCGGTAGGCCTTGAACGAGGCGTAGGCGGCCTCGGTCTCACCGTCCTGGCGCTTCCAGATCGGGCGAGTGTAGTCCAGCGGCGCCGGCTTGCGCGGCGCTGGAGGCTTCGCGGTAGTCACAGACCCTCCAGAGCGGATCGCCAGTCCTGGGACGGTGCCAGGGACTGGTTCACGAGGGCGCGGGCCAGGTCCTGCGAGAAGCTCTCGGCGAACTGCTCGCTCCAACCCTGCTCGCTGACCATGCGCGTACGAATGCCCGCGCAGGCCGCCGTTATGGATAGAACCGTGTCTCCGGCAATCATGAGAGCGTCGCCGGCATCGGCTAAGCTGCTGTCCGGCTGCCCTGGGATGTCGTCAATCACTTCGCTTGCCGAGGTACTCACGGGCCAGGTCCTCCTTCTCCTGATGTTTCATCTGATCGACCATGATGCGGTAGATGCGAGACACGGTCTTCGCGTGCCAGCACGACGCCCAGCGCGAGTTCTGGCCGTGCTTGCAGGTGCACGTGAACCGCGGGTACCCGTGGTCAGACTTCAGAACCACGTGGTGGAACCGCTTCCCGTCGGCGCGCTTCGTCTCCCCAGTATTCCGAGCCGAGTAGGACCTCACCCACCAGACCCGAGGGTTCACCTCATCCTGGTAGACGGCGCCGGTTCTCCAGGTCTCGCGGGCCGACTTCAACTGGGCCGGGGACATGTCCTCCCACTCCAGCTGACGCACGAAGTCGAACTCGGTCGCTGTCAGCCTAGCTCTCGCCACTGAGATCACCTCCTGCCCCGACGACCGGGTACATGCTCGACAGCGTGGAACCGGTCAGCGCCTCACGCACGGCCCACTCCGCCTCGTCGGCGTCCAGGACGGTGCAGGCGGCCCCGCCGGCGGCGCGCACGCGGCGAATCTGGCGAACCTGCTCGACCGACGTGCGGGCCAGGGCGTGCCCACGAGACTCTCCGGGCTTCTGGTGCTTGACCTCCAGGAAGATCAGACGGCCCTCGACGCAGCACAGCACATCCGGGATGCCGGCCTCCATATATACCGAGCCATGCATCTTCCAGGTGACCGCCTCCGGCCAGACCTGAGCGATGCGGCGCCGGATGGCGTCCACGACGCCGCTCTCCTTGCTTGCCATGTCACTCCTTTCTCAGATACGGGGCGGCCCCCCCCCAGAGGGGCGGCCCCGGGTGAGGGCTCCGCGGGCCCGGTCTCTGATGTCCAGCGCGTCCACGTCGAGCTCGAAGGCGTCCTCAGCGTCCTCAGCGTCCTCGGCCGGGGCAGGCTTGGCCGGAGCCTCGACCGGATCGGCGATCTCGTCCTCCATCGGGTCTGCCTCGGGCTCGGCCTTGGCCGGCTTCGTGGCCCGAAGGTACTCGCGCACCTCGCTCTTCACGCGGCCGTTGTAGGGCTCGCCGTCCTCCACAACGATGTCCACAGGGCGTCCGATGAGGCTGCGGGGGTTCAGGGCGATCTTCTTCTTGGCGATCTTGACTCCGAGGGCCTGAAGGAAGGCAGCGGAGCGGAACATGGCCTTCTCCGTCTGGGGGAGGCGGTCGATGATCTGCTGACCGGCGTGAGGGCCTTCGGTGATCTCCAGGTAGACGACGAACATCGCATTGCCGGCCTTGGAGGTCGTCTCCTCGAAGTCGGCGACCTCGGCGTGGTAGGTGCCGGGGGCGACGTGGGCTGTGGAGGTGTCCTTGTAGTTGGTGAAGTCGAAGGTCAGAGCCATGATGATTTTCTCCTGTGAGGTTGGGTTACTGGGTGATCAGTTGTCGGATTTGTCCGACTTGTCGGCGGCGGGCTTGCGCTCCGGGACTCCGCCCACTCCGAGGAAGCGGGATAGCTTCTCCAGAGTCACGGGGTGGTCGCGCCCTAGGACGGACGGAACCTTCCCGCGAAGGTTGTAGGGGATACGGGCCTTGGTCCCGTACTCAGGGTCGGTGCCGAAGCGCACGATGTGCTTCAGCGAGGGGCCGTCATCGCGGCCAGTGTTGTCGAGGTCCTCCTCGACGTCGGCGTAGATGATGTAGTTCGGGGTGGCGCGGATGATCGACTGGGCGCCGCGCTGGACATCCGGGGAGCGGCGCACGCCTCCGTTGATCTCGTCCTCGACCATCTTGACCTGCGCGGTCATGACGACGTGCATCGGCTCGGGCCGGTTGCCGTCGGCGAGGCCGTACCAGAACACCGCCGTGTCGGTCATGATGTCGAGCGCCTGGCCCCACGTGCGCTGGTCGGCCGGGGCGGTGCCCTGCTTGATCTCGCGGACCGCGGTCTCCGAGAAGCCGGTGAGGTAACGCATAGTCATTTTCTGGAGGGCGGTGAGGCTGTCGAGGATGACGGCCTTGTAGCCGTGTCCCCCCTTGTCCAGGCTCCAGAAGATGTCGTCCAGAGCCGTTACGCTCTCAGGCCGGACCACGTCGATGTTCTTGGCGTAGGGGGCGTTCTTGAAGGACTGAGTACCCTTCTCTCCCGGCAGGTCGATGAACAGGGTCTTGCCCATCGTGGCGACCGTAGAGGCGAGCGAGCTCTTTCCGGCCCCCTGTGTCCCGAGGATCAGCCACCGACCGTAGTCGGCTGCCTCCTCGTTCACGTCAACAATGTTGACGCCGGCGAAACTGGCCATTGAATTTCCTTCCGCTGTTTAGGTGGTGGCTTAACTGTAGGTGTATGACGGCGGGCATTTCAAGCCCGGAAGGCTACCTGCCGCTGTGAGACGGGTCACGGTAGCGTAGGCCGTACTCCTCAGGCGCGTACTCCCCGCCCGGCCCGCCTACCATCTGAGCACGGCACAGGTCGGCGAACTCGCAGAACTGGCACGCCGCCTTCCCGAAGTTGCGGGGAGCCTCGCCCCGGCGGTCAGCTCGAATGCGCGTCCGGGAGATGTCCGAGCACGTGTCGGCCGCGGCCTGGAGGTGGGAGCGGACCAGGTACGGGCTGACCGGAGTCAGGTGGCGGGCGACCCACTGCGATACGGTCTGCGGCGAGGTCAGGCGCTCGATCTCGGCCTCCTCGGCCGTGTAGGTACCGGCCGCGCTCCCGTCCTTCTTCATTCCCTCGAAGGAGACGCCGTCGGCGCACCACTCCAGGTAGGTCCGCAGGTCGTAGTCCTTGACCGACGAGGACAGCTTTCCGGCCTTAGTGATCTTGGGAGTCTTCGGCGCACCCTT